TAATAGGAGCAAACCCCTTATCCATTAAATCTTGAATCCACGTCTTACCTGAGCCTAAAGATTTAGCCAAACCATGAATCCTATCAATAGTCTTTTTATCTCTGGCTTCGCTATATTCATCTACATCACGTTCCATTAACGGAGTTTTATCCATTGCTGTGGGTACTCTACCAAACCGTGGAACTTTTACAGCATCCACAGGGTCATCTGATAATTCTAATTGCATAGGGTTCATCTCCGGGGGTACCCCTTCCCCGCCAGCTTGTTGAGCCATCTGATCAGCTTGAGCCTGAGCTTGTACTGCTTGCTGCTCTATCTGTTGGTGCATAGATTCTACTCCCAGAACTTGACTTTCACCTTCAATCTGGGCTAGTGGAACTGGTTCGCCTGTTACAACAAACATAATATCATCCATATCTACGTTTTCATTTTTTAGTTTCAATGTGTAGCCCATATCTAATAAAATCTTAGCGTTGTTCACACGCTGTTGGGAGAAACTAATCCGTGTGGCTTCTGCCTTTTCTTCTGGGTTAGGTAGCACTAACTCGAAATCTGTAATCCCGAAAGCCTCTAATAATCTAGGGAACACCTTGTCTTTAATCCGCCGTTGATCAGACTCTACAGTTCTACCCATTACTACAAGTTGGGAGGTTTGAGTTGACATGCCCCCAAATGAATCAGGGTTTCCTTGCCATACGGGAGTGACTCCCCATATAGCGGCGATTCGTTCCCTGATTTCGTCCTTAATTGGTAGGTAATCCATTTCCTGTAAGGTGTGGAATAGTCGTACCATATCAACTCGACCACGCTGGTTTCGGGCACTTACCGCAATCATGGGAACATAGTTGGGGTCTTTACGTGTTTCTGCTTGAATAATAGCTCGTTCACGCTTCAACGCTTCTGGGTCATCAGTCTGAACCATCAACATGGATGCGGGCATCTTACGCTCAAAGAAGTAACGGTATAGGTTTTTATCCATACCTATTAAAGTCAAAGCCTTTTCAAAAATAGTAAGGATGGGGGACATGCCGTATGTCTCAGTTGGGGTAAACTTTGACGTATGAATAATTTCATTTTCTAGGAAATAAATTACTTGTGTGCGATGAAGGAACCTGTACATGGCTCCCCGAAGTTCTATCCCACAGGGTTTCCCCTCTTCTCCGTCCTCTACGTGTTCGGGAATCTTGCAGTTACCGGGAGATTCAGTAACAGCTTCACGATGAATAGGACAAATGAAATGTGTGTTACTGGGAAGACCCATCTCGTCTAGGTCAAATTCTATCAATGCGGGGTTCATTCTTCGGATTTCTACTACTTTCGAAGAAACCTTATTCTTTTCATCCGCTACATATTCTTTTACCAAATAAAGAAAGGCGTCATCAATTGTATTAACATCAAATTCAAATAGCCTGAGTACTTCTTCCAGCGTCTGACCAAATTGGTTGGCGTGGCGCATTACTTTTTTCATTCTAGTTAGTTGTTTTGGGTCAGGGGTGTCTGTGGTAGCCGAGAAGGACAACCCTTGCCTGAATACCTCGTTAATGATATGGCTGATAGGAGCACGTATTTCTTCAACTGTATATGAAATATTCTGTAAGTCAGAAATTAGCTGGCGTCTATATGCCAGTTGGTTACGTATGTAAGAGTTGGCAATGTAATCGACCCCGAACTCAGGGCTTCTACCCTTTTCCCTATCATCAGAACCTTTCATGATAAGATTTTCGTTAAAGTTTGCTAACGAATCTAACACAGAGGAAGCCGAATCCCTTTTTTGTATAAAGGGACTACTGGGGCCGACAAACTCATCTAAACGCATTAGTCATTAAGTCCTATCATGTTTTCCGCTTGCCCCATACCAGCTAGTTTCGAAATAATCATCTGCTTTATAAGAAAGCTCTCTGATACCTCACTAGGTGGAGCAGGTTGTTGAATATTTAGTAGAGGTTCTCTCTCGGCTTGTGCAGAGTCTAGGTCTAGAAGCTGCTCACTTAAACTTTCATTTTCTCTTTCTAAAACAATTTTGTCGGCTTCAAGTTCTTCAACCTTGGCTTCTAAAGCTTGAATTTCGGCAATAGCGGCACTTTGTAAGTAGCCTCCTTTGGTTGCCTCTCGTATCACTGCTAAATACTGCCCCTCTGTAAGTAAAGTTACAGCGGTATGATTATCAGGAATATCTTCACTATCTTCTATTGTATTTAGGGATTCATCCCATGAATCTAAAACTCTCCACGTACCTGATGCATCTCTTTTGGCTACATACTGAAGGTCGTATGTTTTGCTTAGTCTGTCCGCTATATCTTGATCACTCACGAGAGCCTCCTAGTCTTTATTCTTTCTTATTATACTGCTAATGCGATGATTTTAAGCAATATGACACTTAGACCACCCACAACTTTTGCAAGTAGAGCATCCTGATTCTTCTACAATAAAGGGGTCGTCGCAACAATTTTCTTCTGAGCCAGATAATCCTAACCACTTTAAATCAGAAGGGGAATCAGAATATAAAGCTTGAAGTTTAAATTCATTATCCCCGCCTGAAGCCATGGAAGGTATCATGCCTAGCTGAGAAAAATCCATACTTTCTATCTTAGCTTCCTCGTTAACCTTGGACACTAGAACCTCCTTATCGCGAGAACCGGACCTATACACTGTAATACCTTTACATTCAGTTCTCCATGCTTCCAGATAGACCGTTGCTATATTTTCAACTGTTGCATCGTTGGGGAAATTGATTGTTTTAGATATGCCAGAATCACAATATTCTTGGAAAGCTGCTTGCATACTCACATGCGCCTCACCGGGGATATCGGCAGAAGTTACAAAAACATCTTTCGCCCACTGCGGGACATCATCTCTGTCCTGAATGGAGCCGCCATCAGCCACATATTCCATTAAGTCTTCAGAATAAAAACCTGAATCTTTAGCGGTGCTTTTAAAATATTTGTTTGCGTAAAAGAATTCCTGCCCCTCAAGTATGTTTTGTTTACGCCAAACTAAGGCAAAGGTAGGTTCTATACCACTAGATGTATCCGCAAGCATAGAAATCGTCCCTGTGGGGGCTACGGTAAGGCGGCAAGCATTACGATATTTAGGGCCATTTTCTTTGGCGTAATCGCTGCGATCCCACGCAGGAAAAACTCCACGTTCCTGTGCTAATTCTACGGAAGTGTCATCTGCTATTCTTTGGATGTATTTCATAACAGTCGCTCCCACTTCCCGACCGCTCTTCGTATTGTATCCTATTTTCAATTTAATAAGTAAGTCAGCAAAACCCATAACTCCTAAACCAATCTTTCTAGTTGATTTAGTCATCTGTTCTATTTCGGTGGTAGCGTAATAATTCGCGTCAATAATATTATCTAGGAATCTGGTGGACAACTTGACTACAGAAGATAGTTCATTCCAATCTAATAAGTCCTGCCAACTTGTACTATCTGTAGGAATATAGAATTGTGCTAAGTTAATAGACCCTAAATTACAAGACTCATTTCCCAACAAGGGTTGCTCTCCACAAGGGTTAGTTGCTATCATATCGCCATATTGATCGCTAACTTTATTATCACGATTTATACGGTCTAAAAATACCATTCCCGGTTCCCCGTTTTCCCACGCTCCTTCAATAATCTTATTAAAGACAGTACGAGCATTATGTTCCCCTACAACTGTCTGGGTATGCGGGTCAATTAACGGGTAATGGACTTCCGCGGCAACGGCTTGCATGAAGGCGGTATCTACCCCAACAGAGATATTAAAGTTATGTATATTACCTTCTTCTGACTTACAGGATATAAACTCAAGAATATCAGGATGGTGAACATCCAAAACAGCCATGTTTGCTCCATCCCTTTTCCCCCCTTGAGTGATCATTGATGATACACGGCTCAACGTTTTTAACACTTCAATCGGACCACAAGCCCTCCCATGTGTTGACGCAATGTTAGCGCCCTTTGGTCGTAGCTTAGATAAGGAAAACCCTGTGCCCCCACCAAATTTTTGAACCATGGCTGCGTCAGTCGCACCTTTCATAATTCCTTCCATGGTGTCTTCCATTGGAAGTACAAAACAAGCGGAAAGAGTCCCTTGATGAGTTCCAGCATTCATTATAGTGGGAGAGTTGGGAACAAATTTTAGATTATCCATCATTTCAAAAAACTGGTCGGTAATGAGTTGGGTTTCAGCTTTCGACTTTTCATACATTTGTTCTACCGAACCTACGGCTTTCGCAACACGTTTGAACATGTCAATGGAATTCTCAACTGTCTCCCCCGTTTTATCTTTTAAGTAATATCGTTTTTTTGCAATTATTTCGGCTTGGGGGGTAAGATCAGCCATGTATTTGAGCCTCCGCTTTCATTCTTCTTTTCGTGAACCACATTGTAAACATAAACGGTTATTTTGTACCCACATTTGTGGAACGCACATGTCTTCCTCACAGGAGGGGTTGGGACCTTTTAACCGTATATCATCTTTGGGAATACCTTTATTATACTCGTTCTCTTTCTGTTCTACCACCTTGAAAAGGTCAGTTTCTTTGTCATTTACTGCTACATCTAAAGAGTGGGTAGTGGGCTGCTTGGAACCATCTATATCCTCCATCCAATCCAGAACATTTCCTATGTTAGTAAACCCCATAGACCTACTATCATACACTGCCCGTAGAGCCATTGCAATAGAGAAAAAGGCGTCCCCGTGTCCTTCTACGGTATCAGGGGCCTTTAGTTCATTGTTTACTGCAAGTACCTGAGAACGTTGACGTTCATCACGTAACAGACGTAATTTACCAGAATGAACGTATTCCTCGAATATTTGTGCCATTTCATTTTTAGACTTTAGCGAGAAGTGCATGGGATACCACTTATTGTTAAGGCCTCTATCTTCTAGCTCCCCACGAGTGTTATCGTAAAAAGCATAGTCTAAATCAAAATTGTCCACTAAAGAATTTAAATATTTTACTTGGGCGGTAAATTCCCAATTATCAAGCCATGATTGATGTACTTGAGTTATAACTCCATTGTATTCCTGAAAAATTACAATGTGGGTAGGGTTGCGTTTTTTGCCCACGTCACACCCAGCGTATAGCCTAGACCCCGGCTTCTTATAAAAAGGCTCTTCGGCGGTATGGTTTTCTAGATTACCATCTTCACAAGACAATATGTCTTGAGCATCAAAGTACGCCTCGTCACTAAACGCTGGTTTTAGCAGAAATTCTGAATCAAACGCTTTGGGCTTGGCGCGTTGAATTTGTAGCAAATCTGCTTCCGTATAACGTTCGGGGAATAATACCCTACGGTCAGGTTCTGGGTCTAGGGCGGGCAGACGTCGCTGGAAGAAGCGTTCATCGTTTTCCAGTACCGATAGAAGGTCAGAGGGGGTCTGTGGGGTTCCTACAACAACTGTGGGCACTCCGGGGTTAGGTATGAAAATAGCCTCAGTAAGAAACTGGTTTTCTACTTTTGCTAGGTTAGTTAAGTTCAACCCTGAATCAGGGTCTCTAAGAATGTCATCTGCTATCATCCCACCATTTACGTGCAACCCACGTTTAAAAGAAAATACTCCACCACGAATAATTTCTACTATGTAATTATCATTAATAGAATATCTAAAGGTATAGTCTGAACTAGTATTTTTATTAGTCATCCACTGATTTAGAATAGGATTACGATCTACTTCCTTTATAAGTTCACCGACATGATACTTAGCCATTGTATCACTATAGGATAGATACAGGAAGTTAACATCTCTATCCATCTTCAAGGCTCTCCAAATAGGAAAGGCGTGACCAATAATGGTAGATTTAAAGTGGGTTCTGGGTATGATACTTACATAATTTAGTTTCTCTTCTACAGCCCGTTCCACATCATCACACATTTTACCTACATGCCACGCATCAAATAATCTGGGCTGGTCAAAACTAAGAGACCATATATCTCTTACAAAATCCCACATACCACCAACCTTAATGGTAGATGTAGTTTTCAGGCCTCTGGATAAGAGAGCGAACGCATCTTCATAAGAGGTTACGTCTTTCTTCTTAGTTGTCATCCGGAGTCTTTTGCATCAACGCCCCCAACCGAATAGACAGTCGCATACGAGTGTCTTCGTCGTGTATTTCTTCAGCTAAGATACCTAATACTTCCTCTACAAACGAAATGTTTACTAGCCCTCTGGCTATTCCTCTGGAACCTTGAATACCTATATCAACAGCTTTTACAGCATCTCCGGGGCGTTGGAAAGTTAGATTTTCTAACTCGTCAATAGCCTTTTTAGTAACTCGATCATATATTCTTCTTTGTTCTATATCATCTTTAGCTAACTGAGAAACTTGAGACTCCTCTACCTTAGCCAGAGCCTTTTCTTCTACGTTATCCTTACGTTCTGCCCAATTGTATCTCCGCTTCCAACTATATACAGTTGGGGCGGATATTGGTTCATTCGGAAACTTCTTTCCTAACCCAGTTACAATTTTGGAAACTGGCATTCCTTGAGAATATAATTTGAATGCATGGGTGCGTACCGCTAGGGGTGCTTGTCTAGGCATTGAACAGTCCACTCCCGCCAGCATCGAGAGGAGCCTCTGGTTGGTCCCCATCATACGATCCCTGATCGTCAGGAGAGTCCCAACTCCCCCATCCCCCAGTAGAGAATGCGGCGTGTTCAGGATTCTGCGACTCTAAACTTCCGCCATAAGGGGTGCCGTCAGATTGTAGCAACTTAGCCCAATCCATTTTATTGCTGGAATCCGAAGAAGCTACATAACATGCGGGTATTTTATGTTTTACATTATTAGATGTGATAATTTTAAAGTCTAAGGCTATTTCATTTCGTACACAAATAGCATCCCAAATATGTGACTGTTCACTTATAGGCTTAAAAGAAGGGCTGTTTCTAATATCGTTAGTAGTTCGTTGTACACCTTCTATTTGACTATTGTATTTACAGGCACTAAATTTACACCACACCACTTTCCCATAAGCTTCTCTCAAGTTTTCCTCTGTCATACCTTCAGGAAGGGTAGATTTATATTCCTTGGTGGTTTTTAGTGTTTTGCCCCCACGATTGAGGTAAAAGGTTGAGCGCTGTTGGTTATGCATTGTCATCTAATTCTGTCTCCTTAGCCCATAAAGCTATACACGCTGCGTCAGCGAAATCCTGTTCGGGGAAAATCTTACCCCACTTATTCTCAGCAAATTCCAATATGTCGGGTTTCTTGGCGTTTCCTTTTCCAATGACCTTCTTTTTCCATGTATTATTGTCAACGGCGGAGAATGGAATACCCGACCTATAGAGTGCATACTTACAAGTAGCTGCTACGGACGCAATAGCGATAGTAGCTTTGGCATTTTGAATGTATATAGCGGACTCTATTCCCGCCGTATCTATAGGTATTATACTAAGTTGAGCGTAAAATTCATCAACTATTTCATAAAACCTATCTTCTGCTAACTTCTTCTTACTACTACATTTTACCTGCTGTAACACCTCCTCATTTTCTCCTAAGAGTACCATGTGAATTGCTTTACTTGATGTGTCTATCCCAAGTGTATGCATTAGTTTCTTTCCCGTCTGTCAGAATCAAATCCGCCAGTTCGTACAGTAATCACTCTAGATATAGTCGCCACTGCGGAGGAGTACAACTTCAAGCGTCCTAAAGCCTGTTGATACATTGCTTCAATCTCAATGATATTACGACGCAAATCTCCTAGATCGTCGTTCTTGAGGAAGATTTCTCCTCTAGTAGATTCCTTAGTGGGGCGTTTTTCCCCCTTCATGTCATACTCTTTTAAGAGTTCAAAGGACATTACGTTATAAATCTCATCAAAGTGAGCAGACATAGCCCCTTTACGTGATTCTAAATCAGCCACATGTTGTTCAAGTAAGGCTCTGTACGCTCCAAAGTAAATGAGATACTTACCGATCTGGTCGGGAGTGGCTGTAATCAAATCTTTAAAGGTAGGAGCCTTATAGTCACCTGACTCAAACC